CCGGCTGAAGGTGGCAACCTATTAGCTATCCTAATTGATTTAAAGAAGGCTTATCTAAAGATAAATCAAGAAGATAAAACAATATTACAGATGAGATACTACGATAACTATACACTCCAACAAATAGCACAATATTTAGAATGTGCTACATCTACTGCTGATCGCAGATCAGTCTCAGCCTTACGTAGATTACAAGATAGGCTAGGTGGTGAGACACCTTGGGCATAAACATAATTTACAATGAGGATTGTTTAGAGACTATGAAAGGTATGGATGATAACTCCATAGACCTAACCATTACATCTCCACCTTATGATTCACTTAGAGTTTATAATGGATACTCTTTTGATTTTGAAAATACATCTAAAGAACTGTATCGCATTACTAAACAAGGTGGTGTATTAGTATGGATAGTAGGAGATGCAACTGAAAAGGGTAGCGAAACTGGCACATCTTTTAGGCAAGCACTTGGATTAAAGGAAGCAGGTTTTAATTTACACGATACTATGATTTGGCGTAAGACTAATCCAATGCCTAAGGTAAAGACTAAAAGATACTTTGATGTCTTTGAGTATATGTTTGTCTTATCTAAAGGACAACCTAAAACATTTAATCCTTTGATGCAACCTACTAAATTAGGTGGACAAGTTTATGACTCAACAGTTAAAAAGATTACTAAAGGTAAAGAAAGAACTAAGAAAACTTTTGTATTAAATATGGAAAGATACAAAGATAACATTTGGGATTGTGCCATAGCTCAGAATAAAACTGAACATCCTGCTGTCTTTCCTGAGAGTCTAGTATCAGATCACATACTATCTTGGAGTAATGAAGGTGATATTGTTTATGATCCTTTTATGGGATCAGGGACTACTGCTATTGCCGCTAAAAAACTAGGCAGAAACTACATTGGTAGTGAGATAAGCCAAGAGTACTGTGCTATTGCAGTTGGTAGGATATAATGGAATTTAAAGAGCCACAACTATTTGATTACCTAAAAGAGAATTACTATTCAGACCTTGAGAAGAGTGAAGAGTTTGATAACTGGGATTGTATTTCACTAGAGGCTAAGATGTTTATAGAATTAAAGTCTCGCAAGACCCACTACCCTGATCTACTTATTGAAGAGAGTAAGTATCAGGGATTACTTTTAGCAGCAGGTATCAGATCACTTACACCTTGGTATATAAACTCCACACCTGATGGTGTGTGGGGATTTAACTTAACCGATATACCTCAACCTAAATGGGAAGAGAAGTGGCTACCCATTACTACTGAGTTTGAGAATAGAACTAAGCGTACTAAGTTGGTGGGGTTCTTAAAGATAGAGGATGGGATAGCACTTTGATCTACGAATATAAATGCAACACCTGTAATTTAATTAAGTCAGTTGAAAGATCTGTTTATGATGAGGAGAATATACCTCTTTGTTGTGGTGATCTTGCTGTACGAGTTTATGTTCCGCCTGCTGTAAGTTTTAAAGGTAGCGGATTTTATAGTACGGACAAGTGATGGCTGAGTATCCTAATTGGTTTGCACAAACCGCACAAAATAATTTTACTACCTATCTATCAGAGTATGCAGGTAAAGAAAACCTACGTTTCTTACAACTTGGTGTATATACAGGTGATGCCAGTGTGTGGTTATGTAATAACATATTAACTGATAAGAGTTCAATACTAATTGATGTTGATACTTGGGGTGGAAGTGATGAGGAAAGCCACGCCGAGATGGACTTTAGCGATGTTGAGAGGGTATACAAGGAGAAGGTAGCAGAGATAAGAGTTGTATCTATAGTCAGTGATACCGTTGAGTATTTAATTAGACAACGAAATAATTTTATGGATGCGTATGATTTTATTTATATTGATGCAGACCACACAGCAGTTAGTGTGTTGATGGATGCTGAACTTAGTTGGCCTTTACTAAAGTCCGGTGGGATTATGGCCTTTGACGATTACACTTGGGGTCGTAATCTTCCACCCGCTAAGACACCTCGCCCTGGCATACTCTTATTTACTGAGCGACACAAGGCTGAGATAGATACATTAGTTATCAATGATCAGTATTGGATTAAGAAAAAATAAAGAGCCTTACTGGAAGGGTAGCAAGGCTCTTCTAGGAGGACCAGATGAACGGCTGGTCTAAGAGTTAGATACTATCAGTAGTATTTGTGTTTGAGAAAGAAACTGTAGGCTCTACAAGGTGAGTCGTAGCGTTTATCAATATATTTAAGGCCTCGTAAGATTTGAAATTCAGCTCTGCTGTCTTTCTCTCTAAGGAGTTGAGCAATTCCGTAAGCACTTGATCCTTGTTGGTTCTTGGCATAGTTGTCAAACCTGCTCTCACGGGTCCAAAGGGACTCAAGGCACGCCCACTCTCTCCCACTCCAGTCCCAACCAGCCGCAGCGTAGTCCTTTGCGATCTCTCTATTACGATCTTTCTCATCTTTTGTTGCCTTCCTGTTCTCTATTACACCATCAGGTATTCTATCTACTGTGGTTGGTGGAAATAATTTATCTTGTCCTATTAGTAGTAAGGCTAGTGTTGCCATCAATATCAAGCCATTTCTTACCCAAACTTTCATCAGCCCTCATCTCCTCCTCAAGGTAGGTGCGATACACATTTGGGTAGTCTTTACTCAAACGAGTTAACGCCCTGTCCCTTGCTCTCCGATAGTTTCTCTTACGAACGGCCTGAGATTTGGCCACCTCTATTCTTCTACTAACTCTTTCCATTTCCCCATCTTTCCATACAATCGGTGATAGTGGCAAGCACTATCGGTGTAATTTCCATAGGTTCTAAGATCTGCTTGGCATCTTCCTCATCTGCCTCCCATTGGGATACCCAAATCTTACTCCCAGCAGGGCTATTACGATACCATCTGAGGGCTTCTACGGGGTTCTCACCGCCCCAAACAGCTATCCCCTGTGTATCTGATACCTCATACAGTATCACCGTCATCTTACCCCTATTGGGTAGTTCTATTACATTACTCATACTCTCGCCCTCTCTCTCTTAATTATCTCATCTTCACAATCGGAGCAGGTGTCCGACCTATACTCCACCCTGTCATACTCCTTAGAGCAGACAAGGCAGTTGATTAACTCCTCATATCCTCCCGTTAGGGCATACTCATCACCCATTAGATAGCGTGGCTCACTCATCTTCGCCCTCTTCCCAACCCCAAGCAACTTTATGACCTGCCTTTTTATAGGCTTCTACTGTTGAGCCGATAGGGATAGTCAATGGAAGTGTTGCCATTTTCTGCCCTGTTTCTTGGTTGAAAATAATAAATCCATTTACCTTACTCATATCGCCCTCTCCTTCTCTCTCTCTAAGGACATATCCATATTGCAATCATCACAGATAGGCTTCTGATTATAGAAGTTATACCAATCAAGTTGCCTTACTTCCCACCCACAGAATTGGCAGATATTCATACGCTTGCCTCCATTACCTCTACCTTGTCCTCATTACCATCTAACATTTGATAGTCAGCGATAGTCAGGTTATTCACTTGTTTCCACGCCTCCTCTAGTGAGGTGGCTTTCACCCTTGCTTGACCATTGGAGGTGATAGTTATATTTACCTCGTAGGTTTTCATTTCATTTCCTCTCTCTCTTTAGTTAATTGGATTAGTTTTTCGGCTGACCTTGTTATCTCTCTCATATAACTTAGGCAATCGCACTCACTAATCGGAACTAGGTGATCGCCACATATTGCAGGCGTAGCTTTTGTCATTACTCTCCCTCTCTATCCTCTATACATATATGGGACTTCCATATATCAGTTGTGTCTTTATCTCCACACCAATTACATATCGCCATCACTTTCCCTCCATCTCCCAAGTTAGTTCATCTAGGTAGTGCTCAAAACTCATACCCTCGTGAGCACTCTCATCCCACTCCACTACCCAATTAGGTGTAGTATTAGGCACTCTCCAATAAGTATCGTAGCCAGTAAACTCATCATAAAATAGAGTGAGTTCATACTCGTTGCCCTCATACTCAAAGTAGATATACCGCTTCCACCCTGTCTCCTCGTGCTCTTTACCCTTGATTACTATCTGCTTCTCTAAGTGTTGCTTCATCTTACTCATTACTCATTATCCTTTCTATAAGTTGGGTGGTTCCAATCAAGCCAATGGGATAGATAGCCTTGTAATCTCTGATCCATCTCCATTGATAGTATGGGATCAAAATCCCCACTTGTTGCCTCCGGAAAGTGTTTTACAATCTCTGCCCAAAAGGCAAACTCTCCATCTTGCACGGCTTTTTCTATTGCATCTTCCCATTCTTTCTTATTCATTATCTTCTTGCCCTTCTTTCCAAAGATCAATCTCTTCCTCTATTGCATAATGATTTGATGCCCAATATTGGTCGGCCTTCTCAAAATGCACCATCAAGGATGCCCATTGTTCATCCTTCATTGGCTCTTCATCATTGTAAAAATCCTCAAAAGTAGATCTATTAAACCAATTGATTACGATCTCTTCATCCGGATTTAGATCTTGCAATTGTTTGATTGCGGTAGATACTTTCATACCTCTACCTCTTCTCCCTCTACATAACCTTCGGCTAGTAGCCCTTCAAAGAAGTCCCATATTTTAAGTAGTCCCTCTCTCTCTTGTTCGGTGGCTTTACTTAATGCAATATTAAGTGCGCCTCCAAACTCTTGTATATCTTTATACTTATATCCCATCATCTCTCTCTCCTATCTGTAATTAAGGTAGAGCGTTCACTCTCCCTCTCCCCCACTTGTAAGTAGGATACTACGCCATCCTCCCCCATTTGTGGAAGATGGCACAGTAAGCCACCAGAAAAGCTGGGCGTTTTGTCCCTTATGTCCGTTTTAATTATGCCTCACAGTCGTGGCCATACGCCCACTCTCCGGCCTCCTCTTCATTGAGTAGGTCAAATATGCGATTGCACTCCACACATCTAGCCTTAGTTGAGATTTTCATTTGGTAATCCTCCAATCCTGCCAGTTATATTTTGCACCCACCGGTGCGGTCTCTCTCACTATTGCCTGCTCACAATCAACACACTTAGCAGATTGCAAACTGTAATCATTACGGATAACTAGCCACATCAAATCGGTGGCGATGTGCCGGCACTCTCCTCTCATAGCCCACACTCCAATATTGTGCCGATGCACACTCCGCCATCATTGACCCAAATACGGGTTGCAATTAGGTAAAGAATTGCAAGTAGTGAGAGCCAAAAGGCCACCCTCACCACTCTCCTCACCTTGTAATAAGAATTAGATCTCATCATTTACCTCCTTTGCCTTTTGGTATTCTTCAAATAAAACATTGAAGGATTGAATTGAACACATTAAGAAGATCTCTTCCTCAAGTGCCTCCTCACCTTCATCGGCGTAGTTATTCATAAACGCATCCAAAAGATTATCGGCAACACTGCCTAAAATCTCCTTTTGATCTTCATCACTTAAACTGTTGAAGAATTGCATTACTTAACCGCCTCCTCCAATAGTTGAGCAGTGGAGATAAATACCTCTTCCCCATCTGTCAGACCCTCCTCATCAAAATCCGATCCACTCATTTTAGAGGCGATAAGCATCGCCTCCGCTTTACTATCTGCCTCAATCTCAGATTGCACATCAATCTTCACAATCCCGTGAACTAGATACCTTGCCATATCCTTATCCCTTCCACTCTTCCCTATTTGAGAGAGTGCCACCGCCTACCCGTAGAAGATAGGCGATAGCCCGCCATCAAATTGATCTGAATACATACCCATTGCTAGACCAATAATCGGTTAGGAATAGATCCCTTGTCCACTTATCCCAATCAAAATAAAGTTGAATATGATCGGGAACGCCATTAAGTAAATCAGTGTTTACGGCCAAATCCTCCGCAAATTCCTGCTCACTATTCCACTCTCCAGAATAAGCCTCCTCAAAATCTGAGATCCAATCCTGCCACTCCTCCCACTTGTAATAAGTAGGGGAATTATTAACCCACGCCTCAAGTGCGCCGATATAAGTGTCCTCTACCATCTTCCAGTTATTCTCCTCAATAATTTCATTGAGGTAATCATTCTTCAAACAGGTATCGCACCCGTTAGTGCGGTCTCCGGTATGTATTGTGGTCATTAGTTAGATCCTTCCAATTTATGAGGGCGGGATGCTCTCATTGATGTAAGGGTAAGGGATAATCCCCCATCTTGCAAGTGTTTAATTGCCGGTGTCTCAATCCTAAAACCAGCTGGACACGCCCGACCTCGTGATTACGCAAATGTAGCTAAACGGATAATTCGGACATTGGAGATTGAGGCGGGAATTGCCGGATTGAATTGGAATTATAATTAGATGGCGATCAATTGGATGGTGATTAGTAGCCAATAAAGATGGGGTAGCCTGCCATATTTTGCCGGATGTGTAGCAAGCCCACCAATGCTTTATTAACTAAGGGGCAAACCTAACCAATAAGCCACCGACAAGCGCACAATCACCTGCAATAGTGGCGTATTAGGCTCACAATATAGGACACAATAGGACAAGGTAGGACAAAACCGACCCCCCTATGCTTGAAATGCGTAGCCGTGGCTGTATACACCCCAAATAAAAATATTTGCTAAAGTGGACTCTCAACCGCCGTAATCAATCTGCTGTGTAGCTACTACCAGTGCTGTCCGTTATGTCCGTTTTGATATACTTTGTTAGTGAGGTTCATCACATTTATAAAGATTTTTTACCAGAAAACGGGAAATGCGATATATTTCCCGCCTTATATATAGTAGGGGAGTAAAACGGACCTTATTAGTTTTACGACCTACACCGCCTCGGCGGTTGCCTCGGCGAGACCCCTAAGGGCGAGACGAGGTTTTACCCCTCACTTCGCTCTAGGCTCGTTCGGGAGCACAAGCGACCCGAACACACACACACTACGCGGCAGGTGTAAACTAATATTTCCTCCGGTACATATTTTCCCCTCCGGTAGCTAAATTATAAATTTCAATTACGGCGCTTATCCACAGCTTTATCCACAAGGAGATTAATGGCTGAGAACTCAGCAGATATCGGTAAGCGAATTATTCTCGGTTGTGTAGCAGAAGGTATGACAGTAGAGCAAGCCTGCGCTTCAGCCGGCAAATCTATGAAGACCTACGAGTACTACCGTAGAAGCGATAAGGTATTCGCCGACAAGGTAGATCGAACTAGGCTAGGTTTAAGAGATAAGAACTTTGCCCTCGGTGATATAAATGAGATTAGCTTTGCTACCTTCAGAGATCGCTTCTTAAAGAACAAGACATTCCCCCATCAACAAAATCTAGTAGATATGATTGAGGTTGGTAAACCTTCTTGGTTACACCCCTCTATGAAGTATGAACCAGGATTAGCTAATAACCGCATACTTCTAAATATTCCACCCAACCACGCCAAGTCAATGACCATCACAATTGACTACGTAACCTGGCAGGTCTGTAAGAATCCAAACTTTAGAGTCTTAATAGTTTCCCAGACTCAACGCTTAGCCGCAGATTTCTTATACGCCATAAAGCAGAGATTAACCCACCCCTCATATGAGGAGCTACAATCAGCATACGCAGCAGGTGTAGGGTTTAGATCTAAGAGTGCCTCTTGGCAGGCAACTAGGGTTACCTTTGGGGATGAGTTGCGTGAATCATCTGAGAAGGATCCCAATATAGAAGCAGTAGGTATTGGCGGTCAGATCTACGGTAAAAGAGCCGATATGATTATAGTAGATGATGCTGTAACTCTATCCAATGCTAATGACTTTGAACGACAGATTAAGTGGTTAACCCAAGATGTTAGATCTCGTCTTAACCCTAGTGGTAAATTAATTATTATCGGTACCCGCGTTGCCTCCGTTGATCTATACAAAGAACTACGCAATGAAGATAGATACCCAGGCGGTCTAGTCCCTTGGTCCTACCTTGCAATGCCAGCCCTATTAGAATCTAATGAGAAGCCTGAAGAGTGGGTTACATTATGGCCTGCCTCAGATCAACCCTTTGATGGTCAGAAGGAAGAAGAGAAGGATCCAGTAACTGGATTTTATCCAAGATGGAATGGGCGTAACCTTTATAACGAACGCCAATCTATGGATGCTTCCACCTGGGCTTTGATTTACCAGCAACAAGATATATCAGATGATGCGGCCTTTGACCCAGTCTGTGTTCGTGGATCTATTGATGGTATGCGTAAGGCAGGTAGGTTAACCGCAGGTCATCCTGGACACCCAAGAGATTTAAATGGCTTTACCTATATCTGCGGGTTAGACCCTGCAATGGTA